CAGAACGGCTCTTGTGTTGCTGGAGCAGGTACAGGATGTATCAGAGGAAGAAGCCTTGTTATTGCTTGACCAGGGAGAATTAGAGCAGTCTCATGAAGTACTTGAATTGTGTCGTGGTCTTCTGAAGAGAGCTTCTTGGTCTTCCATGTCTGAAATTTTACGTTCTCTGAGAAAGGAGGATCCGGAGAAGATAAGAAGAGCAGTTCTTGGATATATGAATTCGGTGTTGTTGAATTCTCGGAATGAAAATGCTTTTTTTACTATTTTAGTATTTTCTGAGCCTTTCTTTTCTTCTGGAATTCCCGGCTTAACTGCGGCTTGTTTCAAAATTATTTCTGGAAATTGACAAATAATTGGAATAACTACCTATAATATAAGTAGAAGACTATTTATTTTTTGGAGAGAAAAATGAGTGATAATAAGAAGGATAAAACTGATGAGGAATATTATGATGTTTATGGGGGCAAGACAAGAGCCGAAGTAAATAAGGATGTTCTTGTAAACAGATTCCGGTTGGATGAAGAGAATGAAGCCCATCCTACAAATTACTTATTCTATGCTGATTTATTAGCAGAGGCTAAGAAAGAGAAGGACCGTGCTGAAGAAGAATTGGATGCTCACATGAATACTATGGAGCTTAAGATACGAAAGGAACCTCCTGATGAGTTGACAAAAGTAACTGACAGTGCTGTTAAGTCACTCATAGTATCAGATGAGAAGACTATTGAATTGCGACAGGCTGTGAATGACTGTAAATATGTCATTTATAAGTTGGATGCGGTGGTACGTTCTCTTGAGCAGAAAAAAAACAATCTGGATAATTTGACCGTTCTTTGGTCAAAAGGATATTATTCTCTTCCTGATGGAGGAAAGAACTTCAGGAATGGAAACGATGCCGCACAAACTGAGGCACGTAAGAACTTAAACAAAGAGGGAGAGTAAAAATGAGTAAAGGATTAAATGCTCGTTACGAGCGGCAGCGCCAGACTAATGATTCTGGTGGAATGATCTCCTCAGTAAATCTGCCTTCTGGTGTACAGCACTTTCGCCCCCGTGAAGAGGGGAGAAATCGCATACTAATAATTCCGTATGTGATAAAGAGTGATAAGCATCCTCTTGTTGCTTGTGGCCAGATGAAAGTAGGATGGGAAGATTATGTCATGGATTATTGGGTTCACAGGAGCATTGGCCCGGCAAAGAAAGATTTTGTGTGTCTTGCCCTGAATTACAATAAACCGTGTCCTATCTGTGAATATGCAGATGAGGCCAAGGGAGAAGGACGGGATAAAGAGTACAAAGCTACCCGGGCTTCTCGTAAAGTAATCTACAATGTTGTGGATGAAAGAAAGAAAGATAAAGGGGTGCAGGTGTTTTATGCTTCTCACTTTCTTTTTGAAAAGGAATTGATTGACGAGGCTACCAGTGATGCTGGTGCAGGTTCTTCCCTGGTCCCGTTTGCGGACATTGAGAAGGGAAAGGTAATTACTTTCCGTTGTGGTAAGGGGTCAATGGACACTGGCACAAAATTTACTAATTTTAAGTCATTTTCTTTTGAAGATCGTCCGTTTAAGCTTAAAAGAAAATGGCTTGATGATGCTGTCAGTTTTGATGAGTGCCTCACAGTCCTCTCTTATGATGAATTGAAACTCGTGTTGTATGGTAATGCGGATGTAGATGATGATTATGAGGATGATGATGAGGAACTGTATGATGATCCGGCAGAGGAAGAAGAGCGTGCTCCGCGTTCTCGCAGAAGTCGCGGGCGAGATCGGGATGAAGATGATGAAGATGCTTCTGATGATGCCGAAGATGAAGAAGAGGAGGAAGACGAAGAAGAAACTTCCCGGAGATCAAGGGTAAGGGGAAGAGAAGATCGTGGTTCTCGGAATAGAAAGCGATCGTCACGTGATTCAGAGGAAAGATCTTCAAGGAGAAAATCCCGACGAACTGTTGATGAAGAAGATGACTATTCGGAAGAAGATGAGTCTGATTCTGCTTCTGAGAAGAATGAATGTCCGGCAGGATACGTTTTTGGGGAGGATAATGATACCAAGAAAGAATGTGCAAAATGTGCTGTTTGGGATCAGTGTGCCGACCGTGCGGAAGAACTTGAAAATTCAAGAGACTGATAAGGGGAAGGATTACATAGATGTCTAAATATATAAGTACAGCTGAGGCACGCAGTCTATGTAGAACTTTGGAATACCCTCTCTCCAAGCAGGGACTTATTTATGTTGGCGAGGAGAGAGGTTTTATTCGGAAAAAGAATGATGGGTGGCATTGGGAGTTTGAATATGATGCTCTTATTTCTTATATTAAAGAGAAAAAGGCGTTGTTGTGTTCTGATTGGCATCCTGTCCGGTTTTATGCGGAAATTTATTCGGTTACAGTGTGTACTATTTATGTATGGATAAGAAAGTACAATCTGAAAGTTCGGTATGCTGGAAAAAATAATTTAATGCATATACAGGAAGATGATCTTAAGCGTGTATATACAGGTATACGTGTATATAGAGGAAATTAATATGCCAGAAGTTTATTTTAGTACTGGAAGTGGATTATTAGATCTTGTTGTTGGAGGAGGACAGGGATATGGTTACCCTTCTGGCAAGATTTGCAATATAGTTGGGGATAAGAGTAGTGGCAAGACTTTTTTGGCGTGTGAAATTGTGGCTGCAGCTTTTCATGCATTTGGAGAGCGTCTTAGATGGCAGTATGATGATGCTGAATCTGGATTTACCTTTAATACAAAGGAATTATATGGGTTCGAGATTATGCCTGCAGATGAGAAAGAGAGAATTAAGAGTCGGACGGTTGAAGAGTTCGATTATAATTATAATAAATTTCTATCTTCTTTGAAAAAGGATCAACTTGGAATCTATATATTGGATTCCCTTGATGGACTCTCTTCTCGTGATAATAAAGAGCGTGCAAAGAAAAGACAAAAAGCAATTGAAGATGGAACTAAATTGAAAGGCAGTTATCAAATGGAGGCTGCTAAGTTTTTATCACAGGACTTTTTTAAGAATATTACTGAGGATACTGAGAAAAAGAATGTGCTTCTTATAATAATATCGCAGGTGCGGGATAAAATAGGGGCTCTGTTCCCCACACAGGTTCGAGCAGGAGGAAAAGCTTTAGACTTTTATGTACATACTGCTCTTTGGTTAGCTTCATTGGCTAAGATAAAGAAAAAAGATCGTGCAGTTGGTGTTATTGTTAAGGCTTTTACTAAAAAAAGTAAGACTCCTCGTCCGTTTAGGGATTGTCTGATTACACTCCTTTTTGATTATGGTCTGGATGATATTGGTACGAATATTGATTTTTTGTTTGATTTACGTACTCCTGAAGGTAAATTACGGGAAAAATCGGCGATTCGGTGGTCTGATTCAAATAGAGATTTGACTGTAAAAGAGTTGAGGCTCTTCCTGGAAGAAAATGGAAAAATGGATTTGTACAAGGAATTCAAAAAGGGAACGTCTTCTTCTGGAAAATCTATTATTTTGGCTTTTATCGAAGAGGACGCCGCTCTCAAAGCGAGATTTGAAAATGAATTTGGAATAGAGATGAGTAGAAAAGATCTTATTGATTGGATTGAACAAAACAATAAGGAACAGGAATTGATTGAAAAGGTGAGGGACAAATGGGAGCAAATCGAGGAAGAGATAAGATCAATGCGAAAGAAGAAATACCCGAGCAAATAAAACCACTGTTGTCTTCTCTGGATGATTTTGGGGTTTCTCTTACTGAAGTGTATTCTGTATTTGTGGTATTTTCTTCTATGGTGTCACAGGGGCTTACTCCGGAAGAGATTGTTGATGGTTTAAAAATGGGGTGTAAGGGGAATCATATTCAAGTGCTGGATTACTTTTTATACAAAGGAATGTCTATTTTCCTGAAAGATTATTCCAATATTATTGGAGAGAAACATGCCGGTACAATTAAGAAATAAAGAGATCCGTATTATTCTGGAAGCAATGGAAACTTGTCCGGGCTTTCCTTTCACTGAGGATGCTGTCAAGCTCTTGAAAAAACTTAGAAAAGCTCTTGTTCCTATAAAGGTGAGAAGTGCCAAGAACAAGGGAGCTAATCTCCAGAAGTGGGTTTGTGATCGTGTTTCTTCTTTATTGAATATTCCTTATGATCAATCAGATGATCAATGTCTGATCCATTCCAGGGAAATGGGACAGAGTGGGGTGGATATTGTTTTCCGTGGGGAAGCTTATGAGAGATTTCCTTTTACAATAGAGTGTAAGAGTAAAGAGCAGCTTCTTATTCAGGAAACACTTGCTCAAGCTAAGAAAAATGCTACTGTTGATCGACCTTATATGGTTGTATACAAAAGAAAGTCTTTTAAATATCCAGTGGTTATAATAGAATGGGATACGTTGGAGAGAATTTTATCCGGAGAATTATGTGCGGGTCTTTTGCAATAAGGGCGATGATACAGGCAAAGTGTTCCCGTTCTTAAAGTGTCTCCTTGGTGACATGGAGATGCTCCCCGTCATAGTTCTCTGGGTTTTTATATTGTGAGGTTAGTATGTCGAAAAAGAAAAATCGGAAAAGAGTTACTTGTAAGGGGTGTGCGTTTCTTATCCTCACAAACAAGCTTCCTCCAGGATGTACTGCTTTTGCTTATTTTAAGAGTAGTGCTTTGCAGAAGAGACATGACTTATTGAATGTGAAGGAATCAGATAAGATAAATCAGCATAATAATTGTAAAAAAAAGAGAGTAGTATCTCTGCGGGGTTTTTTTATGAGAAAATGGTTGAAGCATAATTATGCTGATCTGATAAAAAAGGGGGGATTAAAATTCTATGGCTCGAAAACGCGCAAATATCTTAAAGAGAAGAAAGGGAAAAATTAAGGAAGAAGATGCTTCTCTCGTAATTGATGCGGAAAAATTTGAGGAAGATCCTTCTTTAGATGAAAATGCTTCTGTTGTTACAAAGAAGGGTGCTTTAAACAAGTGCCCGGAGGGCAATCGTACTATTGGAATTTCTGGAGGACTTACTATTTATGTGAGTAGGAGCATGGGGTATGATGATGTTGAACAATATCAGCAATCAAGCATAGAGCTTACATTTATGGATTTCTACAATGAGATGGAGACTGTTTCTTTTACATTGGTTCCGGACAGAGTTCGTTTGTTATTAAAATTATTGAATGTCTCTGAATCTTGTTTTATGAAGAGTGTGTATGGCAAAGAACAAAAAAGCAAAAGAACGTCTTGAGGATGATTTTGCTAAATTAGAAGAAGAAATAGATAAGATTGATCCGGACTCATTCTTTCCTCTTAATGCGGTAGCTTTTGGGGGTAAGAGTTTGCCAAATGGTGAGGATTCTCCTGATAGTAAGACAATAGCTATAAATGATATAATATCTATGGTAAAAGCAGGTGATTACTCTTTGCCAAATCTTTCTTTGAAGTTGCAGGAGTTTGCCTTCCGATGGGCTACAGAGAGGAGAACCTTAAGAGAATGGGCTGAAATTTTTAGGGTACGCCCTTCTACTATTCATAATTGGAAAAATGATCTGCGGGTAGTAAAGTACGCTGCTGTGATTAAATATAAAAGAAATGCATTGTTGGTTGAGCGCGCTTTATTTGTTGAAACACGTGCATTTGCAAAGTTGAATGAGATCTTTGATATGCCTATAAATAATTCTAATATGGAAACAATTCGAAAGAGTATTATTGATGCCCTTCAGATAGCAAAGGATAGAATTCCTACGAATACTCCAAATTTTGAGAATAATGTTAATATTGCAAATAAAAATGAAAATGTGACGATTGTGGAACAGCATGAGATAAATAACACTGTTGATATAAATACAATAAGACAACAATTGGATGAGATAGAGCTTATTGAGAATGTCCTGGATGAGAAAAAGGACGGGGAGGGAGAGGATTAATGGGAGCACCATTATCTACTAATAAAAATAAGTACCATGAAAATGAAAAAAGGAACGATATTGAGACTCCGCATAATATATGTAATTTCATTTATGATCTTGTCTCTCCTGTCATTTCCAAGGAAGGGTTCGTTTTTGATACCTGTGCGGGGGCAGGTAATTTATTGGTTCCATTTAATAATAATGGATTTAATACTTTTGGTATAGAAATAGAGGAATATGAGGGCTCTATGCCTATTATTCAACGTAACTTTCTTAAGGTTAAGCCTTTGGAATATGTAGATGGGAATATTTCCCTGGTTGTTCAAAATCCTCCCTTTAATAGAAATGAAGCTACAAGGAAATATTTGCATGATATTAAAAAGGGGAATGCTCTTTTGGCTGAGTTATTTCTTGAGAAGACTTGGGAGGTTTTTGGGAATAATGTGCCTTGTGTGTGCCTTGTCCCTATGGGTGTTCGTTTAAATCAGAGAATAATTTCAAAAAGGTGGAGAAAGATGCGTGACTTTTTTCCGGCTATTACGAGTATAATTTCTCTTCCTTTGGATGTGTTTATAGGGGTAGAATTTCAGTGTGAGATATTGATATTTAATCTTCCGAAGTTGGCTCCTCATTATTTTGTTCCTGAACATTATTTTAAATAGGAGATTTTTATGGGGATGAGTAAAGATCGTGTTAATATAAACAATGAAGTATATTCTCTTGTAAATTCATTATATCAGATGACTTCTGATATCCTTGCTATTTGTAAGAGGAATTTTTTGAAATATCGAGAGGATAACGAAATAGCGGAAGGAGAGTTGCTTCCTCCTGTTGTGGTTAAAGAGATAATATCCACTGTATATGAGGATCATTTTGATGCTGTTGTGCATAAGAGTCATAAAATTGGGAGTTCTATGATTAAACGAATAGGCGTTTCTCATTCTCTTACTATTTGGGATCTTACAAAGAGGGAATTGGCACTTAAAAAGAACATGCTTCAAGGGGTCCCTATAATGGTAGATCCTCTGGATACCTATTTTAGTAAATTTAGGAATAATGTAGATAAGGATGGGCAATAATGAAAATTTTATGGATGGATACAGAGACTACGGGGCTTGATGTTGAGGATCATGGTATTTGGCAAATAGCTTTTATTGTGGATATAGATGGTAAAATGGTGGATAAGAAAGTCTTTCTTATGAATCCAGCAGATCGTGATATTGCTGAGGAAGCTTTGAAAGTAAATCAAATGACTGTTGAGCAAATACGGAGTTTTCCTGATTGGCTTGATGTGTATCCTGCTGTTTACTCTTTTTTAAAGAAATATGTAGACCCTTTTGATAAGAGTGATAAATTTATTGTGGCCGGACAGAACGTTAAATTCGATGTAGATTTTCTCTTGAATTTTTGGAAAGAGTGTGGAGATGACTTTCTTTTCTCTTTTATTAAATCGGGGGCGTATATAGATACTTTGTATATATCCACTTTTCTTCAGTGGGCGGGCAAATTAAAGATGTCAGGCAGCAGAAATCTGGAGACTCTTGCAGGATTACTTGGGATTGATTTTGATTCTTTGGATTTGCATGATGCTCTTGTTGATATAGAGTTAACGCGAGAGGTGGGAATTCGTATGTTGGAGATGTTAAATGAAGGATCCGGAACGGCTTAAGCTTGATGTCAGTGCTGATTTTAAGAGTAAAAATATAGCATTTAAAGAACGTCTGAAAATAGAATGTCCTATTTTATATTGGGCAAAAGAATATCATCGAAATTCTAATGGCAGAAAAATGGATTTTCGGAATCTTCCTTATCTTGTTCAATTATATAAAGAGTTTCAGTTACATGATCTTTTTGTAATGATGAAGTGCGTACAGGTAGGAATATCTGAGCTTTTTATCATAGGAAGTTTTTATGAAGCAGCTGAGATGGGATTAACTGTTTTTTATATTCTGCCTAAGGAAAAATCGAAAGAGAGATTTGTAAGTAATCGTGTGGATAAAACAATACGTAGGGTAGGGAAATATGCGGAATTCTCTAAAATAGCTGGAGGAACTTCACGAGTATCGTTAAAGCATTTTGGTAAGGGAACTCTTGTTTATGTTAATAGTAATGTTCCTGATGAGTTTTTTGAGATTCCTGTAGATTCTGCGTATACAGATGAGAAGGATTTGTGTAATCAGAGTAATCTTCTTATGATTCCTGATCGTCTGACACGTAGTGATTATAAGTATGAGCGTGAGATTTCGAACCCTTCTATAGAAGGTTTTGGTATTGATGAGCGTTTTTTGGAGAGTACAAAAGGATATTGGTTTAATAAGTGTCATCATTGTGGACATAGATTTTATGTTGATTTTTTTCGTGATATTGTCCGGCAGATTGGTAAAAATCAATATGAGGCCATTGATCCAGAATATAAGTTTAAGCAAAATCGAAATAAAAATATTAATGCGTATTGTCCGAAATGTCATAAGGCAATTGATAGATTTTCTATGGGGGAATATGTAGAAGAATTCCCGGGAAGGGATTGGACAGGAAGGCAGGTTTCCCAGGTAATAAATCCAATGAAGAATATGGGTTCTGTTATTGATATCTGGATGCAGTCTCATATGAATCCGATAAAAACGCAGAGATTTTATAATTCAATTCTTGGGTTACCTTATACATCTGAAGGTGCTAAGATAACAGATAAAATGTTGAATCGTTTGTGGAGACCATATAAATATCCTGTGGATAAGAAGGACGTTAAAGGTGTTCTCTTTATGGGAATAGATGTGAATTTATCTTATAATGTTATTATTCGGGAACGTATTAAGGATGAGTATGGATGTTGGGTTCGAAGGCTTGTACTTGCTGTTTCTCTTCCATCGACTGCAATGGTTGAAAATTGTATTAGAGAATGGAATCCACGAGTAATTGTGGTCGATGCTAATCCGGAAATTCATTTTGTAATGTCCCTTAAAACAAAATTTAAGCACCTATATTCCAGTAAATTTCAGCATGCTCAATTAAAGATTAATATATCAAAAGATGATCGAATAATTTCTATGGATAGAACTGCAGCAATTGATGCTGTAAAAGAGGAAATAGAAGGGGAGATGGTCATTCTTCCTGAGGAAGCTGATGCTTCCGTTGATTCAGGGCATTATTATGAACAGATGAAGTCTTCTACCAGGATCCTGAAAGTTAATGAAGAGAATCCTGAAAAGAGTTATTTTAGTTGGGAACATAGTGCGCCTGATCATTATCTTCTCGCGGAAGTATATTGTCTCCAAGCTGATCTTATTGTGCCGCGAGATTCTATAATCGATTTTTATAAAAATATTGTTGCGGGTATTCATACTGAGCAAGAAGATAAATTGAAAGAGGCTTCAAAGCAGACTAATATGATGCCTCAAGAGTTGCAAGAATTATCTAATATATCTCCTCAAGAGTTTCTGAACAAATTGAATAAAATGCAGTAGAAAGCACTTGACTTTTCAGTAAATGGGTTTATACTTTGACTTGAGGTTGGTTTTAAGGGGGGTCATGTGACCGCACGTGATGTAAAGAAATTATTATCAGTGAAGCACTCCGGAGATTTGTGCGTTATCGAGTGCAAAAATGGGCCTTCTTATGTGTCTCCTGGAGTGCTGAAGATTTTTGACGCTTGGGTTTTACGCCGTTCTTGGTCTCATATGGAGACGATTGGGTATGAAATTAAGGTAAACCGGTCTGATTTTATAAATGATACGAAGTGGCCGGGATATCTTCCTTTTTGTAATTCTTTTTATTTTGTATGCCCTTATGGGCTTATTTCTCCCGAAGAACTCCCAAAGGAAGTGGGTCTTTGTTATGTGTCTTCTACTGGGAACAGGCTTTATACGAAAAAGAAAGCCCCTTATAGAGAGATAAACAATGAGGACTTGAATAGTATTTTTAGATACGTTCTTATTTGTCGAACAGAAAGTGCTGCTTCGGAAGCACACATGCATTTTTTTGAGAAGACTCGAAAAGAACGTGAGAAATTTTATGAGGACGTTTTGGCGGATCGAAAAGAGGCACATGAGTTTGGGACTCGTGTGTCTAAGAAATTGCAGGATATAATTAATAAGAGAATATATGCTGTAGAGCATGAAAATAATAAGCTTCGACGTGAGAATGATTTTTATTTGGAATTACAGGAAATTCTTCGCAGAGAAGGATTTTCTCCAGATAATATGACTTCTTGGCAATTACGATATTCAGTGATTGAACGTCTCGAAAGTCTTAAGAAGGGATTTCCTAAAAAGTTCATTTCATTATTGACTGACTTGGAGACAATGATATCCTCTATTAAGGAGGAAATTAAAGATGAGTGAGGGAGTTCCTATTTTGACATGGATGAAGACAATGGGGCTATCCTATAAAACTGAAACAGTAACCGTTCGGGATAGTTTGTTGCTACCGAGAACTTCTTATCGTGTGTTTATTTCAAATCTTTATATTTTGATACCTAATGTTTCTTCGGGGGCTATAGTGCTAATGGCTCTTGGTATTGGGAATACAATTGATGAGGCACTTTTGGGATTGGCAAAGAGTATTTCTGGAAAGATTATTACCATTTATGCAGGGGCGCGGGATAGTGAACAGTATCGAGTCCCGGTTCTCAGCACAGAATTAGTGGGGGATGCAGTTTGAATGTAATTGGGGGAAATTATGTATCATGAATTGTTTGAAGAGGTGAGGCAGAGATATTCAGTAGTTGTAGGACAGGATGAGAGTGTTCTTGATTGGGATCCTGTTGAGTGGGCGGTTCTTTTGTCCATTGCACAAGGGAATGTTGTTCTGGAGATTCGTAATAATTATATGAGGGAGTGGGAAGCTTCGGGGATTCCCGATAACAGTGTTCTGAGGAGCGCCCTTTTGGAGCAGGCTATTCTTTCTCTTCGGTTGATAGAGGCTTTGGATTCCGGGAGAGTGCGGGGTGGTGTATGAAAAGTAAGTATGTCTTTGTAGGTCTGAGCTTTTTTGTTCTTGTTCTTTTCCTGGTATTGTCCCTTTTTTTCATAGGGCATCCAGGTAAAATTGAGGATAGGTATCAGGTTATGGTATCTCTTTTCTTATACATATTGGTGTTTTCAATCGTTCTTATTAAAGTATCTCTTGCTGCTTACATATTATGGAGGTGGGCGATTCATACATATGCGGAGCCTGCTGAGGATATTCTTAGAAAAGAATTGCGAGAGGTAAAGAGGAGAAATTCACAATGAAAGAAGTATGGGTTCTTTTAGGCGCTTTTGCTATTGTAGCGGTTCCGGCTGGCGTGTTCTTGCTTATTGTAGGGATAAAAACTCGCCGCCCGTATATTGAAATGAACAAGGAATGTAAGCATGTGGACAGGTAAGCGTATTGTAGCCCTTTTTTGTTCTTTTCTTTTTGGGATAGTACTTGGGGGACTATTGATTTTTGAGATAATTCAATCGCAGACCAATAATGTTTTTATTGATTATGGCCTTTCTTCAAATGGACCTGTTTTGGTGTGGAAGGATGTTAAGGGAAATTCGAGGTACGTTTATTTGTACACGGATGCCGGGTATAAAAATGCAATGCGTGCTTGGAATATAAAGATGATGGAGTGGGAAAATGAAGAGAGTAAAGACACTGAAGATAAAGAGTAAATACAATCCGATGTTTGCTGCGGGGATATCTTCTCAGATTGAGATGATGGAATCTCGAGAGAGTTCAAAGTCTGGTTGGGACAATCTTCCTATGGAGATTTCTATTTCTGCAATGGGAGTGAAAATGCAGATGTTGCAGGAGAGATATAAAGTATTGTTGCAGTATGCAGAAAAGAAAGATGTCCGGGATATAGGTGTTATCGCGCGTCTTAAGCAATTGGAGTGCATTAATGCGGATATCTGTAATTATGGTCATATGCTTGCTCTGCAGCTTAAGGAAAAGATGGAGGGGAAAAATGGTAAAATTTAAGGATGTTTTTCCGGAAGATTGGATGGGAGATCTTCCTTTTATTATGGGGATTGCATTGTGGGATGTTCCCAGTATTTTGTACCGGCAGACAAATAATCTGGTGGAGGAAATACGGAGGAAAACAATCATTGAAGTACGTGCTCGCGATAAGGGGGATATAAAAAAGATATTGCCTGCACATATGCATAAGAAAGTGGATGTTATCTATGCGAAGCATGCCCTTGAATATTTAGAGTCTTGTATGGCTTCCACAGCGGGTACTTTGTGGGAAGGCGAAGCGGTTATCTCGTCGAATAATTACCGGAAGTTTCCGGATGGTAGTGTTGAGGGGTTTGATGATACTATTATGGCGTTTTTAAATCTTGTGAGAAATAATAGAGAGTTTGATACGGGGGATATCTTCGATAATCGGAATTTGCATAATTTTGAGACTCTCTACAGGTTGTGGTTTGGGAAGAAAAGCATTTACTGCAGAGACTTGAGTTTTGAGCAGGCTTCTGTATACCTTAAACAGGGATATGGGATACATATGATCTTCAAAAATCCGGGACATGCCTTTCCGGCGATAGCATATAATCAGAAACGACATGAGATTATTCGCCATGATGTTTGGAGGAAGAATCCTTTAAATAAGAGAGATGGTTATTATGAGGCTTTGACAAAGCATGATTATGAGACAAATGTGAAAAATCGTGCCCTTGTTTATGTTCCTTGAGGAGGTTGATCATGAATAAGTTTGTGAAGTATCTGATAGTTGAGTTGCCTATAATAATTCCCTTGGTTATTGCTTTTATCCTGGGTAATTCGACTGGGATGATATTTATATATGTGTCTATTTTCCTGCAGTGTACTTGGGGATTATTTAGTTTATTTCTTGCAGAGAAGTGGGATCATTCTGAATATAAAATAAGAGTTGAATTGTTTGTAGCACTGTATGATTTTTGGATTGGGTTTTATTATGACAGGGAATCGAGAGCAATTTATATATGTATCGTCCCTTGTGTTTGCTTGAAAATATTTAGGGAGAAATAATCATTCTCGCGTAGGAATAATTGGAGATAAGGATGAGATGTGGTTCATGTGAAAAACAATTGACAGCGGAAGAGCTTTATTACTATGAGGGGAACTGTAAGACGTGTGAGCAGGAAGCTCTTAGTCATTTTGATGAGGAGAGTGAGACAGAAGGGGTTTCTCTGAATTCAGATGTTAATGAGGAAGAATGTATAATGCTTGTTGCCATATTGCATCATATGAGTGATGATAAAGGGCGTTTTCTTCTCACTTTTAGTGAGTCTTGCTTTTGTTGGGAGCTTGCTAAGAAAAGGCCCAGTGTTTATTCCCAGAGGGAAAAGGATGAGATACATCGAATTTATACTGATTATTTTTCGGTAAATCGTTGTGATGATGTGAAAATTATCATCTGTGCCAATACAATTGGTATTATCAAGCATAAATATTACATGCTGTCAAAAAAGTGTAAGGTGCAGTTTTTACGGATATTACTTTCTTTTCTTAAATTTCAGATAAAGGATTTGAGGAAATGAAGTGTAATTTTGATTATATTCATTTTGAATTTCGTGAGTATTCCAAGAGTGGAAAGACTAAGGTATTTGCATGTTTGAATAATAGAAATAAAAATATTCTTGGGTGGATAAGGTGGTTTCCTCGGTGGAGGCAATACTGTTTTTTTCCAGAGCATGAGATTGATGTCTTATTTTCGTCCGGATGTTTGGATGTTATTTCAACTTTTATAAAAACTCTTATGGAGGTAAGAAAAAGTGGAAAATGCAAAGATTAAGAATTATACAACTTCTGTTCCTGTCAGTCGTACAATGGCTGCTATTGAGCAAGAGCTTTTGAAGATAGGGGTTACTCACATTGAACGTTCATATGAAGCGGGAAAGCCGGTCGGGATGGTATTTTCTGTACAATTGCCTGGTATGGAGAAATTGAGTTTTCGAGTTCCTGCCAAGACACCGCAGGTGTTTGAACTCATAAAGAGTGTTCCGGGATATAAGACTAAGAGTAGAAAGGAGCAGCTTGCTCAGGCGGAGCGTGTTGCATGGAGGCAAATGCTCAATTGGATAGAAATTCAGGTGGTTATGATTCAGCTTAAACAGGCGGATCCTATTGAGCTTTTTATGGCATTTGTCTATTTGCCTAAGCAGGGGAAAACTTTTTATGAGAAAGTAGCCAGTGATGGTCTTAAATTATTAACCGAATGAGGAGGGTTATATGGCAAAGAGGAAAACTGTTGAGGGGCCTACGTGTAAGAAGTGTATTAATTTTAAGCGTCTGAAGAGAAAGAATGGAAAGATTCCGCACTGCCGTCATTTTCGGAGAGATCTTCGTTCTGATTTTTTCCAAAAAGTAGCGTCATTTTGTGATGGTAAATATAGGGAGAAGGGAGTAGTCGATGAAAATAACAACACAATGGCTTAATAAAGTAGAAGCATGTTCCGGTGGTATCGACTGGGTAAAACAGCAGAAAGAGACAGACCCAATAAAACTGATACAAATTGCACTGAAAGCGAAGAAAACGACATGGAATGATGAAGACATACTCGATTATTGTAATTGGGGCATAACTCGTATTTTTACAAAAGACGAATGTATCAGGTATGCAATATATGCGGCAGAAAAAGTGATCAAAATTTATGAGGATAGGTATCCAGACGATAGCAGACCGAGGGACGCGATAAATGCTGCAAAAAAATACTTAAAAAATCCTTCTGATGCCGCCGCCTATGCCGCTTCCAATGCCGCCTATGCCGCTTCCGATGCTGCCGTCTATGCCACTCGTGCCGCTTCCGATGCTGCCGCCTATGTCGCTCGTGCCGCCTATGCCGCCTCTTATGCTGCCTATGCCTCCTCCTATGTTGCCTCCTGTGCCGCCTCCGATGTTGCTTCTTATGCCGCCAAAGCCACCAATGCCGCCGATAAATCAGAACTCAAAAAACAGATTTTACGGTATGGCATAAAACTATTAAAAAAGCGTGAGAAAGGCATACAGGAAAAGGAGGGAGTATGTGTAAAATAATAATGGTATTTTTGTTTGTCCTGTTTCTTCTGGTTGGCTGTGCTGCTCCTCCTGGTGAATATGATGGCATGATTGTTGTTAATTTCAATGAACAATTTTTTCGAATATCTCATCATGGGAATAGGATTGAACTGGTACCTATTACTGTGGAGGATACATTGAAAGTGCTTCTTGATGGGCAGGGCTATTAATTCTTTACTTTTGATATAATTTCCACTATCATGAAATATCAAGGGTAATAAAGTCAGGGGGAAATTCCTTCTGAATGTCGGGGAGATAATATGGCTCGAAAAAGCAAGAAATCCAGGAAGATAAAGAAGGACACACAGGATTTAGTAAATCTTGAGGCTTCTCTTAAAAAGATACAATCATCATTGACAGATCCTAATATTTTAAATTGGATAGGGTCCGGAGGGGCAAGGGGAATCCGTGAGAAGATATTAAAAATTGACTACAATGTTCTTCGGAATGTTGTCGACCGCGTTCCCCTCATTAATTCGATTATCAATACGAGGGTGGATCAGATTTGTGGTTATGCGAGCTATGTTTCGGAGGAAGAAGCGCGTGAGGGGGCTGAGGGCTTCCGTATTGTAGCAGCTCGGAATGCGAAGGAAAAGTTTGACCAGAATAAAGCTGATCAGTTGGGTGATTTCTTTGAACAGACAGGATTTGTGTATTCTGATGAGCGTGAGGATGATCTTTCTGATTATATCCAAATGTTTATTCGGGAAACATTGACAGTCGATCAGGTTGCGACGGAGTTGCAGTATAACCTGGCCGGAGAAGTATGTGCTTTCTGGATATTGGATGCCTCAACCATTAAGAGGACTACTCCTGATTATAAGAAAAAGAATGTGTCTTTTATTCAGGAGTTGGAGCAGAAGATAGTAGCTGAATATAACTATAATAATCTGATATTTGATTACAAGAATAAGCGTGCGGACATCCGATTTCGTGGGTATGGGTATTCAAATGTAGAGATGTGTATTGATCTTATTACAACTATATTGTTTGGCTATGCACATATTCGTGACCAATTTGTTAGAGACAAAATTCCGAAGGGTTTTATTTCTGTCATGGGTGATATTGATCAGCCTGGTATAAATGCTATTCAGAATTATTGGTATCAGGCAATGAGTGGAGCTGGAGGACAGTGGTCTATTCCTATTTTACCGAGTGGAAAAGATGGAGTTGGAATTGATTTTAAGACCATACAGAGTTCAAATAGAGACATGGAATATCATAGAATGATGATGTTCCTGAGCTCTATGATAGCCGCGGTGTTTTCAATAGACTTGGCTGAGTTGGGTATAAAGGCAGATGATTCTACTTCCTTAATTGGGGAGAGCAGCCAACCCAGAATAGAAGCGTCGATGGATCGGGGGAAAAAGAGTGCAATGCTTTTCCTGCAGCAGCATCTTAATAAGATCCTGCGTAAAGTGTCTGTTGATTATAAAATAGTACTTACTGCTTTTGATACAGATGATGCGTCTAAAAGAGCAGAGATAAAGAGTAAAATGGTGGCCACAGATACGACTGTAAATGAGCTCCGTAAAAAGGAGGGGAAGGATCCTCTTCCGGATTCATATGCGAATGTGGTGCTTAATCCTCAGGCTATACAGATTTTTTTGAAGGAATTAGAGCTGAGCCGTGCAAAAGAAGCACAAGGAGCAGCAGGACAAGATACAGAGGACCAGGGAGATGATGATCTGGGAGGATTTCCCTGGGAAGATGCTGATGAGCAGTCTGAGGATGAAACAGATAATACTGTGGATAAGTCTGAAATTCCTGATGATTTTGAGGAGCTTAAGAAATCTTTCTTTGAGAAAACCAGGAAGATGGAAATGCTCGAATAAATAATTATTTTGGGGGCTAAATATGAATTTGCGTAGTTATAAATTTTCTATAAAACTCGGGACAAGGGAGAGGAGTGATTTCTCAGTGTCTATTTCCGTGAATAATGAAGGGCTGTTTACCACCCTACTTCCGGAAGATGTTACAGAGCAGTTTAAAAAGGCAAATATTCCGGTACATTTTGGTCGGAGTAAGACCAAGGCGTATTATCATGAAACTTCTTTTCAGGGACTGGTGCAAAAGATAAAGGATGATATATCGGTTTTTGAGAGTGTTGAGAGGCTCTCTGAGGAGATAATCATTAGATATCGGGTGGACACCATTTGTTCTTATTGTAAATCAAAAGGAGATTCAGGGGAAATTGTTCCAAATGGGTATATGGTTGATGCATCATATACTGGAAATAAATGGTTTAAGGGCAGTGTTGATACCAATGCTACCTATAGAAAAATGTATGGTTTGAATATGTTTGTTCGCGTTTATAATCGAATAACGTATTCGAGAAGTGACGGAAAAGTGTTTTCAGAATATGAGTTTCTTCCAAACTTTTTCAAGGATCCGGAGAGGCCAAATTTGACCTATTTGTATAATATGACTTGTATGCCTGATGAGAGGGAATATCATGAAATTGTATATACGGAAGAACGCGCTCAATTTTTTGTGGATATGTTCAAATGGATTTGTACAATATCTGAGCGCATTACTGATTTTATGAATCCGGAATCTCTTCAGAAAGCAATAGATAACGGTGTTAATCTATTGGGAGGTCCTGATGGCACTATCTGATGATATGCGTATAAAGCAGCGGGTACAGCGCCCTGATAGTGCTATGATGCGCACAGGTAATGTGGTTTTTAATAAGGGGTGCAATAAGAAAGATAGAGAAGCCTGGTTGAAAGTAAAGGAATATATCCGGGGGTTAGAGGAGGATCTTGCTCTTGCTGTACATTGTCTTTCTTCCCTTTCAAACGGGCAATGTCTTTCTCAGCTTAAGAGGAGAGCGCGTCATACATATTGTGCGATAATAGAAAAGGGGAATACAGATGGATAAGAATGATCTCATTAAAGAATGTAAAGAGCATTCTTCAGGGGCTACTTCTGAGCTTGCCAGAATTGCTCAGGAGACTTTTGAAGGTAGTCCTGAGAAGGAGAGCATTCTGAATAGTCTGACCTATCTTAAGCGTAATCGTTATCGACGATTAAAACGAAAAAAGAAATTGAGGTGATAATATGGATTATGTAATTCAGTTAAATGTGGGTAAGATGTTTTTTGCCCTGGCCGTCTTTATTTTTTCTCTGGACATAATAAATTCCACAAAATTGTTTCAGAAGTGGTATATTTTCCTGCCCTTCCGGAAATGTGATGGTAAGGAGGGGCATATATTCGAAAGTCATAGGCTGGAGATCCGGGGGAAGAAAACTCCGTTTTTCTGTGTGTCCCGGCGCTTTGGGTTTCGGGGGGTAAGTGTGAAAATGATATTATTTTATACATTGCTCTATAGGATATTGAAGTATCCGGAGGGCAAAGAGCTGTCTATTCCGCTTCGTATAGTATCTGTCTTGTTTTTCCCCTTTAACCATTATAAACATTGGTTGATGAAAAGTGAAACCGGGTGGGATCCGAGTACGAATCATTATAAGATCGGGAATTATTATTTATCCGGGAAATACCTGCTTTCTCTTTTTTCCTGCCGCACACATGTGCAGATTGTGAAGTTAATAATCGACCCGCGGGATAAACATTTAAAGGCGTTGGATGTAGACAGAATTCCAATAAAGGAAATGACGGAGGGCCAGAAAAAGCCCGTCCAGAATAGCACAGGAGGGTCTCTATGATCATGTCCTTGCTTGTTGGTGTATTTTTAGGTCTGGGGGTGGTATTAGCTCTGAGAAGGCCTATAGAGAAGATTATGCAGAAAATGATGAGGAGAGGCAAATGAAAGGACTATTTTTATTCGTATTAGGGTTATATACGACCCTTACTATCCTAATAGGGAGATTGATAAGGCAAGAAGATCCGGCGGGGGTTGTGCTATGTTCTCTCCTGGTAGTGCTAATCGTATTGTTCAAGGTCATAGTATTTACCGCCACAGAAGAAGAGCAGATAAACAAGGGGTTTGATTATAGGCCGCGGGGAATGTTTGTCTTCTTCATGTTTTTATTGGGAGTAAGCAGCATATTATTGGGCAATCAAACAGGGTTCCATATGAAAACGGTGGCCTTTATAGGGGCGGACCTGATCATAATAATCGGTTTATTACTGTATTATCTGCCGAGAAAGGGGGATTATACAGAGGAGGGTTTCAGATGAAAATAAGAATAACTACAGAAGGTGCTCTGCAGAGAGAGCGTAAGGGTACACTTAAGGAGCAGTACTGTCCGTATGAAGTGCATGGAGTATCTCCCGGGTATATGGTGCATATGCCTTGTGGTGATTGGTGCCCTTTGTTTGGGGAGCCCGTTCCGTGTTTTGCAGATAGGAAAGATTCAGAAGGCAGTTTACAGTTATGTAATGGACGTGTATTGGAATATGCGGAGGCAGAAGATCTGCGGGAAGAAGAGGAAAAGGCGTAAAAGGATAAAGTCAAGTGTTTTATTGCAATTAATATTATTTTTGAGGGGTGTTGAACAAAACAGTTTTCTTTTTACTGGAAAAATATTGTTTTTTCTGGTATTATTCATGGATATGAAT